GTAAAATAATCAATATTATGAGATAATACGTACCCTCTCGTATCTCCTCGGTAGACATCATTTCCAAGCCGCATGATTTGAGTTGGCTTGAACGAATCTCCGCCCACACATGTGGTAAACGAGCCGCCGCGTTTTACTTCGGATGGCATGAAAGGGTATCTAAGATCAAGTGTGAAAAGTGCGTTTGGTTCTTCGGCGACGTTGTCAACTGTCACCACTGACCAAATTACTCGCTGATTACTTGGATCAAACGTACCAGAAATTCTTTTTTTCTTGGTAGCCGTGTCTACAAAGCCTTTGTACGTTTCATTCAAGTGATCGGAAATACCAACTACCCTGAAGCCGTCGCTCCAGTAAAATCCCTGGTTTCCAGCCCAGAAAACTCCAAGATGAGTCTGAACAATGGACTGCTGAGAAACGCATCCGGCCTTGTCGTCGATACGCCGTAAGAGCATCCCGCCTGAGCCGTCGTCTGCGTAGTAGTTATCGATTCGGTAGATGTAATTTTCGCATAAAACAAGCGGGCGATCGTAAATGCTCGATAGACCCGTAATTGGCTGCTCGGTGAAAGCTGAGAATGTGGCAGGGACCGAGTCTGGATCTCCTGATTTACTCTGACGAACTTCAGTCGATAAAACTTCCAAGCCTTCTTTGAAATGCGCGTAGTACCCATAGTCGTTGACCATGTGAACATACTTCGCTTTTGGCGGAGTGGTGTTCGATGCCGAGCCGTCTGTGGTATAGAGCTGCTCGTTTGATTGAATAACTGCGTCTGTGAAATTGTCTACAAAAGCTGCTGTTCCGAAGTTTACTTGCCCGATTTTGTAGTAAACCTCTCCAGCTGAAACTGTTCGGTATATTTCTACTTTCCAATTGGCTGTGTCCCAGTTCTCGGGGCTTGCGAAAGTGGTAGGTAGAGTTACGGTTGTGGTGTTGCCGCCGGAAATGATACCGCCGACCACAGCAGTGGAGTAATAAAATACAGGACCACGATCAAGGTAAGTAACAGTACCAACCGTGTATTCAAATGATATGACAGCTGCATAAAGATAAGACTCACCTGCTCCAGTAGGGTTTGTAACAGAGAAACCAGCTGGGAGATCGGGTAAACCAGCGTTACGGACACGATAAGCAGAAGTGCCGTCGATATAAAGTTTTTGAGGCGAGCAAAACGAGTCGGACGAGAAGAAAACATGGTCTTGCCATTCTGAATCGACAATGACTGAATTGCTATCCCCAGCAGGCATAAACGTGCCAGAAGTCGGGCCCAGAATTTCAGACCAGGAGCCTGCGTTGTTTCGATAAGCTCGTTTATCTTGAAATGCTAAAAGGTTTTGTTTTATTTGTGAAAACTTATTGATGCGAAAAGATCCGAGCGGGAGTTGGTCGTTGATGACGATGCTTCCCCAGCGGGTTCTCACTTTCTTATCGGGTGTGAGGAAAAAGTTCTCCATCGTCTTTGCATGACGAGGGTCTCCGTCTATGAAATAGTCGGTGATTCCGAAAGAAAAATCTTCAACCTCTAAAGGCTGCGTTGGTAGCGCACTCATACTCCGAAATATACCTCAACGGTTTGGGGCGTGTTTATGTGGATGTAAAATTGCGTTGCACTAAGCTTCTCAAGCTTGCCAAAAATCGGATCTTTTGTTGTTGGGTCCTTGACTGTGATGACCATTTCGTCAACGAGTCTTGCACTTGGTACCGTGACTGTTGCTCTCCAGTAACCGTTACCCTGGTCGGCAAAACTTCCAACTAAAACGGTGAGTGTACTTGCCTGAAGATTGATACCACTTAAGCGTTCGCCGTCGGTACCGTTGTGAGTATGGTCATTCAGCTGTTGGATGTTATCTTCGAGTGCGGGAAACCAAACGTCTCCAAAATCGCCCGTTTCAGGTAATTTGTACCCCTTTGATAAAACAATCATGGTTTCTCCTCGACGAGCTCGAAGTGTGGCAAGTCTTTGAATTTCTCGTCTCTAAATTGTAAGTCGCCGTTCCAGTCGCCGCCAAATCGAATTTTTATGCCATAGACTTCTGCGATTGCTAAAACGTAGCCTGCGAAATGATAAAACCTAGAGGTATCATTCCAATCAACAGGAAATGGAACCACATCAACGGCTTTTGACGGTAATGAATTGTGCTTTGAGTTCGGCCATGCGAGCTTTGAATTTCCTGCTCTGACCGCTTCGTCTTGTTCGTCTTTGTTACGATGCCCACAGGTGACAGTACAGTCATATTTTTCGATTACTTTGTTGAAAATTTTTTGAAGATCGGGATGGCAGGTTTTTAATCTCTCCTCCGACTTCTGACTGAACTTAGGCATCGCTCCCCCATCTACTTCTTCTCAGATATTTTTACAGACAATAACCAATCCATCAGATAAAGAAAAAGCTTGTAGCCTTTTGACATCTCAAGGTCTGAGAGCCATTTGTCATCGTTATCATACGGGGTCAGTTTAACGTAGAGTTGGAGCAGGGTCATCAGGGGCTTAACTGCAAGCCGTAAAGTCCCGACTAAAATCAGGATGCTGGCGACCGCAGGATTTCCACTCAGCATATTCAAAAGCCAAGTGCCCACTGTGTTCAAGAAAAAATCTTCCATTTACCCCTCCAAAATTGTTAAAAATGCCTCACACTCCGCTATCACAGCAGCTTTTTCCGGCGCAGAGAAGAACGCAGAAACATCACTTGCTGTAAGTTTTGAAATAAAAGTTGAAATGTTACCGGCCCACAAATGCTCTCTCAAAGAAGAGATCAGAGCGTTTGACATGAAGGCATCGACTTGTTCTACGGTGAGGTTCTTACTATCATTGATAGTAGAGATTTTATCGATCATTCCTTCACCAAAAGAACGCTTTTTTGTACGGTCTGAAAGCTTCTTGGCGGCGAGCACTTCTGCTGTCGCGTCGGTTACTTCGACTGTGTACTCAGAAGGGAAGCGATATTTTTTTACTTCTTGACCCATCCGTTGTTCGATAACCATTTCAACCGAGTTTGCAACGTCTTCGCCTTGGGCTTCCAGGTCGTTTTCATAAACCCAACGTTCTGGTTTTCCGAAAGACTTGTTCGCTACTTCTTGCGCAAGCCAAGCGTCCGCAAGTTCTTGTGTTGCAAACGTAGCCTGGTTTGTAGCTACGTTTGCTTTTTTAATCGTTACTTTTTTCATTAAACACCGCCTTGAGATTCAATGGTTATCCAATTCACATCTCCAGATGCCTCTAATGCTCTAGTTGTCGCATCGTCAATAATCGCATTTATTCTTAGTGTTTCCCCAGCGTTTAAGAATGTAGAAGTGGTCAGAGAAATATTTGGTAAAGTTAAACTGCCCCCAGAGGAATTGCGCATTGAAGTCAATCTTCTAAAGTTTGAGCTGTTTTTTTGTAAAAACACGATAACTCGCGTAGCATTCGCCATATTCACAATATTGAAATGTGTTTTTATGGAATACCAATCGCTTCTAGGCGCGGTAAACACGTTTGTTGACCATGCCCCATGTGAATCTTTTACTTTTGTAGCAAAAGGCAATATGTTTGCTGCGTCTGACCCAGTTATCGAAGTTCCCGCGCTGTTGGTGTACTCAACATAAACTTTTTCACTCGCAGCAATTGCGCTTGGTCCTGTGACTCTGTTTACTGATAAATATGACCAGTGAGCCGCTGTTCCATCTATGGTGACTGTACTAACAGAGTGATTTACACTAGAAGTAAGCACAGCATAAAGAGTTGTACCTGCGGTAAAATATCTAGTCATGTTTACGTTGTTCGTTACAAACGCACCCGCAGCAGCACATCGTTGGTCATCTGCTGCTACTATCGTTCCACCAACCGAGCCGGTAGTTACGAGCAATTCGTATGTTCCACCGCTCGACATATTCGCACCAGACCAAAGAGCTTTTCCTTTGATCTCGTAGTAACCGCTGACTGGAATTGTTATGATATTTCCAGAAATCATTCCGTGCGTGTCAAACAAAGCGGTATCCAACGGCATTTGCTGTCTTGCTGCGTTTGAATTATAGATTGTGCTTCCTGTGTCGTACCCGTGGGCAGCCACAACTCTCGTATCCGCAGAATCGCTCATCTGAACTGATGAAGACCAACCGACGATTGGTACTAAGAACTCAAATGCTAATGTATCCGTGTTTCCTACCGTAAATGGTACTGTGTTACTAACAAATGCCCCAGCACCGTAAGTCCCAGAAGCGTTTACTACAAACGGTGCCACTACAGTGGAAGACTGAACCCATACGCCTAGTGGGTAGTTGTTTACCCCTGAATCTAAAACTGTTCCTGTTCCAACATTTTGTCCCGTTGAGCCTGCTGTGGAGTTTAATTTTGTAGTATCTATTACATATCCACTAGGTAAGTTCACTGTCAAATTTGCAGCGGTAACGGCACCACTCGCAGTAATC